GTCTTGAGCTTGCCTCTGGCGGTTTGCCTGCCCAGCAGCAATGGTTTGAGACAAGTTTGTTTGACACTGGCACCTATGTGGTGATGGTGAAGTCAGTTGATGCAACGCAATGGCGTGCAGATCTTCCAGCGTATGTATTGGTGAACATAGGCGCTCCACCAATTAGCAATGCAGTGCAGTCAATTGATGCAAAGAACGCACCAACAAACAATTGGCCTGGAACGTATGACAACTGCTCTGTTGTTGGTGGAAATATTGTTCAAACAGATCCAACGCTTGACAGCTATTTTACTTGGACTTTTGACAATAATAATCTTGAAAGCGCATTGTTGTTTTCTACGACTTCAACTGCGACTTATTCGCATTCACTGGTTGCGTTAACGGGTCAAGCAACTGAGCTAACGCAAGAGGATGATTTTGATCTCTTGCAAGAAAACGATGATCGGATTTTGGCTGAACAACGGTATTACACGCCAACAGAATTAGCAGAAGGCGGAGTTGTTCACCCCTACGCACCGTTTGAGAAATTGCTTGGTGACGTGTATCGAGTTGAGACTCGCTTCAAGAGTCCTGATGGCGGAACGACTGCTGGCAATATCACGGCATTAACGGCTCAGCTTGACTATCCCGACGTGATCGAGAAGCAAAACGATGTCTCGATTGCCGCTGCTGGAACGGCGGTAGCTTTGACCAAAACATTCCGAGCGGTTTCAAGCGTTTCGATTACAGCTCTTCAGACAGGTGGAAGCACTGCTGTTACGGCTGTCGTTACGGCTAAAACCACCAGCTCCGTTACTATTAAGTGTCTGGACTCCAGCGGGACCGGGGTCACTGGCCTTGTTGACATCACAGTAATTGGTTACTAATGGCTGACGCACGCATCTCCCAGTTACCAGCCGCAACGACGGTTGAAAGCCAGGACATTGTTCCGTTCACAAGTATTAGCGCAAGTGAAACGCGCAAGATCACTGCAAATAATCTGGCGATTGTCCTGACCCAATTGGGGTTAACGGTTGGAACGTCTACTCCAACGACGCCTTATAACGGCCAGCTTTGGGTCGATACCAATACGAACCCTCCGATTCTGAAGGTTTATAACGGTGCAACGTTTACAACTGTCAGTTTTCTACCTGGGTCGTCAGTTGCTACAAGCCCCAGTGGTACTGCGCCTTCGAGTCCAACCTTGGGGCAACTGTGGCTTGACACGTCTCAAACGCCGGATGAACTGAAGGTCTATGACGGTGCAGCTTTTGTTCGTGTTGATCCCTTAGGTATCACAGATGCTGCGGCTGCCTCTAAGTATTTGCAGATCACTAATGCTGCAAGTACATATCTGGCGTTAACTGGTGGGACGTTGACGGGAAACCTGACACTGACAGGCGATCCCACAACAACCAATATGGCCAGCAATAAGGGGTACGTCGATGCTCAAATTGCTGCGATTCCGGCAGTAACTGACCAGACGCCTGCTGGAACGGTTATTTATTCGGCTAGGTCTACTGCTCCAACTGGTTACATAAAAGCAAACGGTGCTGCGATTAGTCGATCAACGTTTTCAGTGTTGTTTGCAGCGATTGGAACTCAGTTTGGTGTAGGTGATGGGTCTACCACGTTTAACGTGCCTGATTTGCGTGGTGAATTTATCCGTGGGTGGAGTGACGGGCACACGGTTGACAGCGGTCGAACGCTAGGCAGCAACCAAGGAAGTGCGAACCTGTCTCACAATCATGGAATCAACGATCCCAGCCACGCTCACGGGGTTAACGATCCTGGGCACGCGCACAGTCTTACCGCAGCTCGTCAAACGGGAAGTGCTGCATCAGGAAGCGGAGATGTCGAATGCCAAAACCAAAACTTCTCTACAAACGCTGCCGGAACAGGCATCGGAATCCAGGGTGCGACCACTGGAATCAGCATTCAGAACAACGGCGGCTCAGAGTCACGTCCCAGAAACGTGTCCTTGCTGGCCTGTATCAAGACCTGATCTGGCATTAAAATCAAGCTACTAGGAGTGCATCATGGCTGACATCAAAATTACTGATCTGGCTGCTTACACAGACCCGGTCAGCACTGATGTGTTGCCGATTGTTGATGTTGGCAGTGATCTAACCAAGAAAGTCAGCATTGCGGATCTGCTGGAGAATGCTGGGACGGGTAGTGCTGCTGCACCTTCGTTTAGTTTTGATGGCGATAATGATACGGGTATTTATCGGCCTGGGGCTAATCAGGTTGCGATTACAACTGGCGGAACTGGGCGGCTGTTTGTTGATAGTAGTGGGAATGTGACCGTTGCCAACGGGGCATTAAACATTTCAGACACTTCCGCAAATCAGCGCCTATCTATTGTTTACGGAACACCTGACGGCAGTGTTTTAGGGCATCGCATTGTGGCAGATGGTGTTAATCTCCATTATTTTTCACGTCTGGGTCAAAATTCTCAGCATATTTTTTATGGCAACAACGCTGGTTCCGCTATTGAGCGGATGCGCCTCGACTCCAGTGGCCGCTTAGGTGTGGGGACTAGCAGCCCCAATGCACCACTAGAGGTGGTTGGATCTAGTGATGGCGACCAGCTCCGCATTAATCAAGGTGGTCAGTATTACAGAATTGGCCGGGAAGGTGCTGGCGGCTTGTTACAGTTTTATGGCGCTCAAAGCGGCTATAACGGGTACATCTTCGGTGGTGTAAACGGAGAACGCGCCCGCATCGACAGCTCCGGCAGGTTGTTAGTTGGCACGTCTAGTAGCTCCTCTATTGCTTCGGCAGTCTTTCAAGGAAATTCTCCGTTTCCGACTGGAGGAGCGCTTATCCGCTTGTCACGTGGAAGCGTCCCTGGAAGCACCACCGATGACCTTGGAAGACTCGCTTTTAGCGAACTAAACCATGTAAATGCCGCCGAAGTTGTTGCATTTAGGGACACTGGAACATGGACTTCTGGTTCTAGTCAACCAACGCGCCTAGTGTTCTCCACTACTGCGGATGGTGCGTCTTCTCCGACCGAGCGAATGCGCATCGACAGCTCGGGCAATGTTGGGATTGGCTATACGTCTCCATCGGCCAAACTTGAAGTTAATGGTCACATAAGGTTGCAAGCAAGCGGTCGAATTGGTGTCGCTGGTTCTGGTACTACTCCTGAAACAGCTATCAGGTTTACTGATAGCGATAACATTACTTTTATTGTTGGAAACGGAGAAAAAGCACGAATCGACAGCTCGGGCAGGCTGTTGGTGGGCACGTCTACTGCGTATGACACCGGACTAACGGTTGGTGGTGGCGAATACTTTGCGAGAGCCACGTCGTCTCGGTCTCTCACACTCCGACGTGACACTACAGACGGAAGCATTGCAGAGTTTCGTAGAGATGCCACCACAGTTGGCACGATTTCCGTCACGACAACTGCCACCGCTTATAACACTTCCTCCGATTACCGCCTGAAGGAAAACGTCGTACCGCTGACCGGCGCTGTTGATCGCCTCAATCAACTCCAGGTTCACCGATTCAACTTCATCGCGGATCCTGACACCACGGTTGATGGCTTCATCGCTCACGAATCACAAGCTGTTGTCCCTGAATGTGTTACTGGAACGAAAGATGAAGTTAATGACGAAGGTAATCCTGTCTACCAAGGCATCGACCAATCCAAACTTGTACCACTGTTAACTGCCGCTCTACAAGAAGCAATCGCCAAAATCGAAACCCTCGAACAGCGTCTATCTGATGCTGGTATCGCCTAGCGGCAAACCGCCCCGTGTCACAGCGGGGCTTTACTATTACAATTGTAAAGAGCTAACTTTTACCAAATGGCTGATTCTTCAACCACTTTTGCTTGGGCTATCGCCAACCTGGAACGCGAAACCTCTGACGGTTTTGTATTCACTGCTCATTACACCGTGAGCGCGGCAGACGAGACTTACTCTGCTGGTGCGTATGGCAGTATTGGTTTTGAGCGTCCTGAAAACCTTGTGCCTTTTGCTGACCTAACCGAAGAGCAAGTGATTGGCTGGGTCAAGGAAGCACTTGGCGGTAACGAAAAGGTTGCTGAAATCGAAACTGCACTCCAAGCGCAAATCGATGAGCAACGCGCACCAACCAAATCCGCCGGGGTGCCTTGGAACTGATCGTTAGCTAGACTGGCGAACAGGAGGCAAGTCATGGCAGTTTCCCCAGGCACTTACAACATCACACTGCAACGCAGGGCAGATTACTATGTCACATTGCAGTTCAAGGACTCGACGGGAACTGCCATTGATTTAACAGGCTGGACGGTAATTAAATTTTCATGAAAAGACCTGACCCTATGATCCCCAGCAAGCCTGGAGCGGAAGACCAAGAGGCAATGCGGAACAGATCCGCCTGGATTGAAGCCCTCTACAAATACGAAGGTCGTGATGACAAGGATCATCCAATGCACGGCCTGTACACAGGGTTAGCGAAGAAGCATTACAACACGATGAGCATCAATGGCTAAGCCAAAAGGCCTGAGCGGCATTCAATTCGTTGTAGGCAAGCCAAAGAAAACACGCCAAGGTAACGGTTTAAACAGCAAATCTTCTCATGGTCGTAAGAATGGGAGGAAGTATCGCGGTCAAGGCAAGGGCTAATGGATTCCCGCACTTACGAGAATTGGAGGAAAGTAAAAGAAGCTTTAGAAAATGCCGGGAAAG